CAATTTGTCACCACTTTGCATATCGCTGGTGTCCAAGCAGTAGTTAATCTTCTCCCTGAAGATATCGCTGCCTGATATAACTCACTCCTGTCGCATGAGTATAAACTAGGCACACACAGTTCACAACACTTTTCTTCTTTATTATGTCCAAGTCCGTGATGCTTTCTCTGCTGGCTCAAGGTAACACTGGCAGCGAAATTCTGCAGATCCTTGATACTCTCACCGAGGACAATCAGCAGTCGATTGCTTATGCTGAACCGACTGCAGATGTGATCGAGTTCTGATACTAACTGTGTGCCCCTTGGTTGACACTGAGGGGCACTTATGTTATCATAGTGATTGACAGTGGTTCGGCAGTGTTTTGCGGTCGGTTGTTATAGGCGCGTGGCGGCGTTGCGGTTATAAAAAACCCAAACTACCCTAACCTACAGAGGTGACAAATCGACCGTTAAATATCAATCTCAAAAAAATTTTCCGGAAGTATGATCGCACATCTAAAGTCCTCTAAGATTAATCGAAGGCGACCATATTGGAATTTTTGGAAAGTTATAATTGCTGGGTGGATGATAAGATATCCTCGCCCTTTTTTTATTGCTTTAGGATTTTGTATTGCTGTGATATATAATGCAGTATCAAAATAAAAAAGAAAGAAAAAATTCCGGAGATATTTTTTATGAGTACAACTGAAAAAATATATCACATATATGCAAAGGGAAAGTGCATATATCCCAATTTATCAGAGGAAAAATTTTCTGAGACATGGGATATGTTGCACTTAATGGTTGAGTTTCTTGATTTAAATATTACTAAAGAAGACTTGCAGTATGAAGAATTGATTTCAAATAGGGAAACCATTTTAAATTCTTCGCATTGACAAATGCATATATAGACTGATAAAATTGATCTGAGGTTATTTTTAACTTATGGCAAAAGGATTTACAGTAAAAGCATCAGCACCAACTCCCACCAAAGAAAAGGAGTGGGATTATGATGCAATCAAAGAAAGAATGAAAGGCAAATCGATTGTGTTTTGTCTACCTGGAAGAGGATGTTCTTTTATCTTCCTAAAAGCATTTGTACAACTATGTTTTGATTTAGTTCAAAACAATATGAGTATTCAGATCTCCCAAGATTACTCATCGATGGTTAACTTTGCACGGTGTAAAGTACTCGGTGCAAATGTATTGCGTGGTCCGAAGCAAATTCCTTGGGACGGTAAACTGAAATATGATTATCAACTTTGGATTGATTCAGATATTGTTTTTACATCTGAAAAGTTCTGGCAACTCTGTGATGTTGCTTTCCCAGAAGAAGGGGATGAGCGTGAAATTGTCGCAGGTTGGTATGCTACTGAAGATGGCCACACAACTTCTGTCGCACACTGGTTGGAGGAAGAGGATTTCCGTAAGAATGGCGGAGTTATGAACCACGAAACTGTGGAGAGCATCTCAAAGCGTCGTAAACCATTTACAGTTGACTATACTGGTTTTGGATGGGTTATGATTAAAAATGGCGTATTTGAAAATCTAGAGTATCCTTGGTTTGCTCCAAAGATGCAAGTTTTTGAATCTGGCGCTGTTCAAGATATGTGTGGCGAAGATGTATCATTCTGTCTTGATGCCATCGAGAAGGGTTATAAAATTTGGTGCGATCCTCGTATTAGAGTGGGTCATGAAAAAACTCGCGTAATCTAATGGAAAAAACTTACAATCTTTTATATAAAGGGCGTAAAATTTATACAAATCTCAGTGCAGAAGATTGTATTGAGATTTTACAAGACTTCTCTGAGCTTTTTTACTCGGGTGAAGACATAGATCCTAAAGAAATTGAAATGGAGGAAATTTATGGCTAAAGGTGGAAATAATAAAGTAATGTTCGAACCTGGAGCACCAAAGAAAACTCGACAGGGCCGATCACCTCGAACACTTCTTTCAGCGACTTCTCGTAATGGTCGTAAGAAAAAATATCGAGGGCAAGGAAAATAATTTTTAGAGTGCTTAAATAGTAATAAGCACTCTTTTTTTATGCAATTTAACGAAAAAGAACTTCACATATTAAATTGGATACGCGAAGTATCTCAAGTTAGAGAAGAATTAAATGGTTTTGCAGTTTGTCCCTTTGCATCTCATGCAAAATTTAAGATAGTAGAGTGCCCTGCCGAAGAAATTATACCATTTGATGGGTATCAGGTGGTTATTTACATTATAGAAGATTATTTTGATTTAGAAATGGTTCAGTTTTGGGTTGATTTTTACAATTCAAAGTATGACAATTGGAAATTTTTTGAAGATTGTGGTCAATATGATACATATATCAAAAACATAAAGACAAATAACGGAAAGTATAATTTAATATTGGGGCAACCTACAGAAAAATTACGTAAGTTTAGAGAAAATTTAGCAAAAACTTCATATTATGATATGTGGGATGATGAATATTTAAAAGAAATACTTGAAGACGACTATGACATTATCAAAAAAGGGATAGAAACCCCTTAAAAAGTTCTGATTTCATAAATCAGGAGCAAAAAATGACCAAAAAAGTCGATAAGGATCAAAATTTTATGAAAAATCATTGGGGAACACAGTATTTGTCAAGTGAATATGGATGGGAATCAAAAATTAATCAGAAAAAAATGCTCAGAGAGATTAATTTAGACGACCAAACACCCAAAAAGCATGATTTTTATCATCAAAATGAAATACATTCAAAAATACGCAATGACGATGATTATGATGACTGGGGATATGGTACGGAACCAATCTATGAAGGCAAAAAACCATAATAAATAAGATAGATTTAATAATATTCATGCCTCTAGAGCGGGTAAGTAAGGAATTCAAAGATCTTAGTATGTCTTTTCAGATTAACCCTCTGAGTTATGACATCATTGCTATCAAGAATGAAACCGCTATATCTCGTTCTGTGAGAAATCTAGTCACTACTTTTCCAGGCGAAAGATTTTTTAACCAAAATCTTGGATCTAGAATTTCAAAAATTTTATTTGAAAATGTTGATGAAATTTCTGCTTCCGTTATTAGAGATGAAATTGAAGATGTAATTACAAATTACGAGCCTAGAGTAGAATTGATTGAGGTTAAAGTTTTACCAAATTATGATAATAATGAATTCAATGTATCCATCAATTATTACATCGTTGGAATTGATGCACTACCTCAGCAATTATCATTCGCATTACAACCAACACGATAATGCCACTAGTTAATTTTACAAATTTAGATTTCGATCAAATAAAAACTTCGATCAAAGATTATCTTAGGTCGAATTCAAATTTTACTGATTACGATTTTGAAGGGTCTAATCTATCAGTATTAATAGATACTCTTGCCTACAATACATATATTTCCTCATATAATGCTAATATGATTAGCAATGAGGTATTCATTGATAGTGCTACGTTGCGAGAAAATGTAGTTTCCCTGGCAAGAAATATCGGATATGTTCCAAAATCAAGAACTGCAGCTCGCGCAAATATTTCATTTTTTGTGGACACAACGGGATTTTTAACAAATCCTCTTACGCTAACACTCAAAAGAGGTATTGTTGCTACTACACAATCGTTTGCTGATCAAAGTTATACTTTTGCAATACCAAGCGATATCACTGTTCCAGTTATTAATGGAATAGCCTCTTTTGAGGATGTACTAATATACGAAGGCACGTTTTTAGTAGATAATTTTTTAGTTGAAGCCTCTAATCTACAAAAAAAATATATTCTTAATAATCCAAATATTGATACATCTACAATTAAAGTTGAGGTAAGAGATACTCAGTCAAGTACAACATCAAGAAAGTTTGTTTTATCAGATAATCTTTTTTCTATCACAAATAAATCAAGAGTTTTCTTTATACAAGAAATAGAAGATCAGAGATATGAATTGATTTTTGGTGATGGAATATTCGGAGAAAAATTATCATCTTCAAATTTTATTGAAGCATCTTATATTGTGACAAATGGACAAGGTGGAAATGGATTATCTTCATTTAGTTTTAGTGGAAGAATATTAGATAATAATGGTATTTCTGTAACTTCTGGAATATCGTTAATAACAACGAATGTATCATCCAATGGAGGTCAAGAAATTGAATCCATAGATTCAATTAAAAAATACGCCCCAAGAGTGTATTCCACTCAAAATAGAGCAGTTACTGCATCTGATTATGAAGTTATTGTACCAAGGATTTATCCAGAAGCACAATCGATTTCTGTTTTTGGTGGAGAATCTTTAGATCCCCCAGAATATGGAAAAGTCTTTATTAGTATAAAACCTTATAATGGAAGATTTGTTCCTAATACTATTAAAGATAATTTAAAAAGTAAATTAAGAAATTATAGTGTTGCTGGCATAATAGTAGAGTTTATTGATTTAAAATTTGTTTTTGTTGAGGTTGATATCACCGCATACTTTAATTCAAATTTAGCTCCAGATTCAGAATTTGTTAGAAGTATTATTCTGAATAATATAAATTCATATGCAAATTCTTCAGAGTTGAACCAGTTTGGTGCGAAATTTAAATATAGTAAATTTCAAAAAATAATTGATGATAGTCATGAGTCTATTACATCAAATATAACAACGGTAAGAATTAGAAGAGATTTGGGTGCATTATTAAATCAAGTTGCAGAATATGAAATTTGTTATGGCAATAGTTTTTTTGTAAAAAATACTACGGGATATAACATAAAATCTTCTGGTTTTATTGTTGACGGTATCAATGAAACAGTGTATTTGGCAGATTTACCAAATCCAGATAAAAGAACCGGTTCACTTTTCTTATTCACGACACAAAATACAACACAACCATTAGTAAAAAGAAAATCTGTTGGGACTATAGATTACATAAAGGGGGAAATACTTTTAAATCCAATTAACATAAAATCTACATCTAAAAAATTAAATAATACATCAATAATAGAAATATCAGCAATACCATTATCTAATGATGTCATCGGAAAACAGGATCTTTATTTACAACTAGATATTACTAAGAGTACATTAAACATGAAGTTAGATGAAATTTCCACAGGATCCGATTTATCAGGTTCTCTATATGAACCAACTACAAGTTACACCAATGGAAGTCTTATAAGAAAATAAAAAAAATGGTAAACACAAGAATCAAGATTAGTTCGATTGTAGAAAATCAACTCCCAACTTTTGTTAGGGAAGATTTTCCATTAGTTGCAAAATTTTTATCTCAATATTACGAGTCTTTAGAAAATAAAGGAGCAACTCTCGATATTCTTCAAAATATTGACAAATATGTCAAATTAGATGAAGTTACTAATTTAATTGATTCTACAAAAACTACTTCCGATATTGGTTTTTCTGATGATACTATTTCGGTATTATCAACTGAAGGATTTCCAGACTCTTATGGATTATTAAAAATAGATTCCGAAATTATAACTTATACATCAAAAACAAATACTTCTTTTTTGGGTTGTGTTAGAGGTTTTAGTGCAATTACTTCATTTCAAGATCCAAATAGATCAGATCATTTAGTATTCTCCTCATCGGAAATAGAGGAACATAAAAATAATTCTACTGTTTCAAATTTAAGTATTATCTTTTTAAAAGAATTTTTCAAAAAGATAAAAAAACAATTTACCCCAGGATTTGAGAATAGAGATTTTTATTCAGGATTAAATCAAAATCTATTCATTAAACAATCTAAAGATTTCTATTCATCAAAGGGAACGGATCAATCATTTGAAATTCTGTTCAGGGCTTTATATGGTGAAGATGTTGAAGTTATCAAACCAAGAGATTATCTCTTTATTCCATCAGATGCCCAATATAGAGTCACCAAAGACTTAGTTGTTGAAGTTCTTGATGGAAATCCAAAAGATATTGTAAATAGAACCTTATATCAAGATACATTTGGTGATATTACAAGATCTATTGGTACAATAAATCAGGTTGAAAAGATTTTTAGAGGAGAAAATGAATATTACATAGTCAGTTTAGATTATAATCCAAACTCAAGTGAAACAGATTCTGATGAATTTTCCATACACGCGCAGACAAAAATCATTACAGACGCGCAAATAGGATCAACAGTTTTAGATGTAGATTCAACTATAGGATTTCCAAATTCAGGGGAGATAGTCGCTGATTTAAAAAATGGTAGTTCAATAGTAATAAGTTACAAATCTAAGTCATATACACAGTTTTATGATTGCTCTGGAATATCTCAGAATTTAGAGTCCGGACAAAATTTAAGAATTAATACGTATGCATATTCATACTCCGGAATAGGAACAAGTGGAATAGTAAAATTAAGAGTTACTGGAGTTTTATCAGATTTAGAAGTAGATCCTAATACAAGATACTACAGTGAGGGAAATAGAGTTCAAATTGAAACTTTGGGTAAAAATGATGAGAGCATTGAATCTAGTGCTTGGATTTTTAATCTGGCAACATCTTATGATGTATCTTCGGTAAGTCTGATCGACAATGTATCATTCTCATATCAATTAACAACATATGATGAGAATCAATTATATCTTGGGGATACTATAAAATTATTTTTTAGTGACGGAACTCAAATCACCACAACTGTAACATCAATATCAAATGCAACCACATTTAGTATAAGTGGTCAAGGACAAATTGATCCATCAAAGAAAATAAAAATACTACGTCAAATATCAAAATCAAATTTCTCAAACTTTCCAAGTTCAGACATTTATTCAACAAATGTCCAAAATACTTATTATGATAAAAATGGTTCTTATTATGTAACGTCGCCTTCTATTCCATCATATTTTAATGAGCAATTATCTACGAAAGATCCGACAATAACTTTTTCAGGAACTTTTGAAGGCGAAAATTTAACTATAGGTAAGCATGGATTTTACACTGGAGATTCAGTAGTCTATACTCCAGTTTCTTCATCAAATTCACTAGGAATATCAGCAGGAACTTATTTTGTAAGAAAGGTTGATTCCAATACTATAAAATTGTCTAGAAGTAGACAAAATTTATATAAAAATATATACATAAATTTTTCTACAACAGTAACAGACAATAAATTAACTTTTAGTGGATTTGCAGATAAAACATTAAGTTCGCAAAAGTTAATTAGAACTATCCAAATTCCTCAAAATGTAGTAGAAAACTACGAAACCAAGTTTGGTAATATTGGCATACTTGCAAATGGTGTAGAGATATTAAACTATAAGTCCAGAGATAAAGTTTTTTACGGTGCTTTAGAAAAAATAAATGTACTTTCATCCGGAACAGATTATGACGTAATTAATCCACCCGTCCTTTCAATCAACGATACTGTTGGATCTGGTGCAACTGGTTATTGTGAAGTTCAGGGTAAATTAAAAAGTATTGAAGTTATAGATGGTGGATTTGATTATGTATCCGAACCAATAATAACAATAACCGGAGGATCTGGATCTGGTGCAAAGGCTACAGCAGAATTATTTTCATTTGATCACTCAGTTTCATTTAATGCTACTGCAGGTGCTGGTTTAGTAAATTTAACCAATAACACTATAAGTTTTTTCACTACTCATAAATTTAGAGATGCTGAAAAAATAATTTATAAGACAGATAAAGAAACCTCAGTTGGGGGTATATCTACAGATTCTATCTATCACGTATCTGTTCAGGACTCTTTTACTGTAAAAATTCATAAAAATTATGAAGATGCATTAGTTGGCATCAACACTATTGATTTAACATCTTTTGGAACAGGAATTCATAGATTTGTATCAACTGGAGTAAAGAAAAAAATTACTTCGGTTCGAGTTGTTGATGAAGGAACTGGATATAAAAATAGAAAAATTGTAATATCTTCTGCAGGAATTAATACAAATTCAAATACTATTTTTGCATCGGATCATAATTATAAAACTGGAGAAATAATTGTATATACGGCAAGAGGAAGTGAAATTGAAGGATTAACATCAGGGAATTCTTACTATGTTACTGCAGTTGATAATAATTCTTTTAAGTTATCCTTCGTTGGGACTGCTTCAACTATAGGCATCGGATCTGCAGTCGTAGGAATTTCTACAAATAAGGATTTTTATTTTTTAACTGGGCAATACATAGATCTTAAGTCTATAGGTTCTGGCCTTCATGAGTTTAATTATGAACCAATAAAAGTAACGGTTACGGGTGTAGTTGGAGTATCAACTAGATCTAATCAGAATTTTGACGCCATACTAAGTCCAACATTCAGAGGAGAAATTAAATCAGTCTTCTTAGAGTCTGGCGGTTCTAATTATGGTTCTGATGATATCATAAACTTTAATAGACAACCAACTTTTACACTAAACACTGGCAGTGGTGCTCAATTAACTCCAATCATTTCTGAAGGAAGAATAAGTGAAGTTTTAGTAATTAATCCAGGATCTGGCTATAATTCATCTCCATCATTTGATATAGTTGGAAAGGGAGTTGGTGCAAAATTAACACCTGTTATAAGTAATGGATCTATTTCTAGTGTTAAGGTTATATATGGTGGGCAAGGTTTCACAACCTCAACTACTGTTATTAATGCAATTCCATCTGGATCTGGAGCAAAATTTGAGTCTGTTCCAAAAGTTTGGACTGTTAATTTAGTAGAAAGATCCATTTTAAGTGAACAAATTTCTGACGATGATGGAACAATTGCTGTTGGATTAAATCCAAATTATGGGTTACAATATACACATACATACGCACCAAGATATCTAAGAAGAGTTATTTCATCAAAATCTTTGATTAATGGCAACTTAGTATTTTCTCCTGATCTTCAAATTGAAAATGGTAAAGAGATTTTATCAAATTCACATTCTCCAATAATAGGATGGGCGTATGATGGAAATCCAATTTATGGACCTTATGGACATTCTTCTTTAGTAGGAGGTCCAATAAGACTTTTAGAGTCAGGATATAAAATTTCTTTGGATGCAAGTAGACCATCAACTACAATATACCCAGAAGGATTTTTTGTAGAAGATTATAAGTATAATAATTCCGGAGATCTGGATAAATTTAATGGAAGATTTTGCGTAACACCAGAATATCCAAATGGTACTTATGCATATTTTTCAACTTTAAACACCGTTGATATTGAAACTTCAGGACCATTTAGAAATTATAGAAGACCTGTCTTCCCATATTTCATCGGAAATGAATATAAGTCTAAACCAATAGAATATAATTTTAGTGTTTCATCAAATCAAGATAGTGTTGATTTAAATAAAACAAAATTATTAAGAAACACAAAACCATATAATTTTAACAAACAATTTAGCAGATATGATTTTGTATTAGATCCAAATAAAATAAGAAAACAAAATTCAATAATAACTAAAGTAAATAAAGGTTCGATAGATTTTATTGGAATTAATTCTGCGGGAAGAAATTATAAAGTAACAGATAGACTTGTTTTTGATAATAGAAATACTGAAGGACAGGGAGTTTCTTTTGAAGTATCTAGTGTAAAAGGAAAACAGATCACTGAGATATCAGTTAATACAGTATTTGAAACAAATATAGAATTTGTTCCATTAACTGATACTAAGTCCGGAGTTTTTATTGGTTTTTCTACTGACCCACATCAGTTATCAAATTTTGATTCTGCATTAATATCTGGAATATCTACTTTTGGAACTTTACTAGAGGGATCTCGTATAATTGGAGTAAGATCAGATACTTTCTCATTAACCTCTAACGTGTTATCACCAGCATCAACTGGTATCGTAACGTATTTTAATGTATTTGGTCTTCTAACATTCCCACACATAAGAGAAAATGATATTCTCGGCATAGGCACTGAAAAAGTAAAAGTTTTAAATGTAGAGCAAGGTCTTGGTAGAATAAGAGTTTATAGAGAATATGATGGAACTGTAGGATCTTCATATAGTTCATCGACATTATTGTATGAACAACCAAGAAAATTTGCCTTTAGTGCTGGAGTTACTACGGTAGCATATCAATACAAATACAATAGAGAATTATATTTCGATCCAAAAGAATCTATAGGAATAGGAACAATAGCGGGTGTTGGTATTGGAACCACTTTAAGTTTCTCCAATCCTGGAATTGGATTTAGTTCTTTACTTGTACCCACAAAATCAATATATTTACCAAATCACAAGTTAATTACCGGAGATTCTTTAATATATTCAAGTAACGGCGGATCTCCGATATCCATATCGACAGATGGTACATCTTCTTATCAATTATTGGATAATCAAATATTATTTGTTGCAAAAATTACTGACGATTTGATTGGTATTGCTACAAACAGAGTTGGTGTAGGTTCAACTGGTAATTTTGTAGGTATTAATAGCAGTATTTTCACAGATACTCTGTACTTAACCGACTATGGAAATGGTGTAATACATAGTTTTAAAACAAATTATGAGAACGTTATTACTGGGAAAGTTACTAAAAATTTAGTAACAGTTTCCACCGCATCCTCTCATGGATTGCAGGTTTATGACCAAATTAATGTGACATGTCTCCCCGGATTATCTACAACATACACAATAAAGTATAATGATTTTAATAAAAGATTAGTAGTAAATCCCAAAGATTTTTCTGCATTAAATGTCGATGTTTTGAATAATACAATTACAATAACATCACATGGTTATGAAAATGGCCAAAAAGTTATCCATACGTCATCTTCTCCATGTGGAGGATTAAAAAATCAAGAAATATATTTTATTGTGGTAATTGATGAAAACAAATTTAAACTTTCAAGAAGTTTTTATGATGCAAGCCTGACAAGACCTTTAATAATTGACATAACATCTGCTAGTTTTGGTACTATTTCTCTTGTTAATCCACCAATTTTTGCAATCAAAAATCAACCAATTATTTTTGATTTAAAGGATAATTCTTTATCTTACATAAAAAATACTCAAAGATATCCTGCATTTAAATTTAATTTATACACTGACAAGAATTTTAAAAATATTTTTGAGTCTTCATCTTCAACAAGATCTTTTGAAATTTCTAGAGAGGGAATAGTTGGTGTTACTACCAATGCAAAAATTACACTAACACTATCAGATAATCTACCCCAAATACTATACTATAATTTAACTCCAATAAATCTTGACGATAACGATCAGAATAAGTTGAGCATAATTCAAGATTCTGAAGATATTTTAGATAATAACAAAATCATTACTACAAATAGTTCTTATTCTGGTGTTCATAAAGTTTCAAAGGTAACACCAAATAGTTTTTCATATACAATTTCACCAATTCCAGAAAAATCGTCATATCTACCAACAGAGGGTGAATTAAGTTATACGACAACATCAAAATTTGCATCTGGAGAAATTGATAAATTTGATACAATTTCTCCAGGAAGTTTTTACAAACGTCTTCCAAGTGTGGTATCTGTAGCTACGTCAACAGGTAGTCTTGCATTTCTTACTCCCTCATCAAATAGTATTGGTAAAGTAATTTCTACAGAGATAGAAGATATTGGATTTGAGTATTCTGCTGATAAAACATTAAGACCCTCGGCAAAACTTGCTCAAATAATAAAAGTAAATATTCTTTCAACTTTTGAAAGGATTGGAATAACCTCGATAGGAAAAAATTATACAACTTCTCCAAATTTAATTGTTATAGATTCTTTAACAAATTCAGTTATACCTGATGTAGATCTAAAGTATAATTTAGGTGATATAGAGGTTACAATATTAAAAAACACAAAGGGTATTGATAATAGAGCTCCAAAAATTATTCCAATTAACAATTCAAATGGAATAAGTATAAATTCCATTACGTTCAATAAGGAAAATCAAAATGTTACTGTTTCCTTAGCTACCACTTATAGTGATGCTGCAGACTATCCATTTGAAGTTGGCGACAAAGTTTTCATAGAAGGCACAAGTGTAGGTATTGGAACTACTCTCAGAGGATATAATTCATCATCTTACAAATACTCATATTTTACATTAACCTCAATAGATCCAAATATTGGTGGATCTGGGGGAACAATAACATATAATTTATCGGATTACTTAAATGAAAATGAAGATCCTGGAGTTTTTAGTCAAATTTATTCTTCAGGTAAAGTGGTTCTGGAAAAGTATACTCCGATATTTGAAGTTACTTTGAGAGGAAATACATTTTTCAAAAATGAAACAGTAACAAGTGAAAGTGCATCTGGAATTGTTGATGAATGGGACGAACTTAATGAAATTTTAAAAGTTTTTAGTGACAGATCCTTTAAGCAAGGGGAAAAAGTAGTAGGTTCTTCTTCACTTTCCCAAGCCGTTATTTCATTTATAAATGAAAATAACGCGACATATAATACTGGTTCAAGTTCAATTGTTAAAAAAGGATGGAAGAAAGAGAGTGGATTTTTAAATAATAGTAACCAAAAAATTCACGACAGCGATTATTATCAATCTTTCTCATATTCAATAAAATCAAAAGTAGAATATGAAAAATGGAATGATATTGTTAGTAATAAGAACCATACTATTGGATTTAAAAAATTCTCAGATTTAATTATAGAATCTGCAGACGAAACTTCTTCAGGTATTTCCACTGATCAGAATTTAGGAGATTTTCTAGGTATAACTGATATCGTCAGTGTAACTGGTTTAAACTGTGTATCTGATTTTGATCTTGCATTAGAAAAGACTTTAATTATAGATTCCAATGCAATTTCTAAAGAAATTGTTTTAAATTCATCGGTTATTCAAGATTACTTAGAATCTGTTGGAAATAGAGTATTAGTTGTAGATGATATTAGTAATCAATTTAACAGCAATCCAAGAACATCAAATTATAGCACAATCGATACTTTTAGATTAAGTTCAAATAGAGGTAAAAAGTATATAATTTTTATTAGAGACAAACGTTTTACTGCAGAAAGACAGATTTCTTTGGTCAATATTTTAAATTCTACAGATTACTCATATATTTCTCAGTATGCTCCATTAGAAACAGTTAATATCCTAGGTTCTTTTGATGTAACTTATTTTGGTGATGAAGGAAGTTTACAATTTTATCCGGTAGACTTTGAAGTTAATGATTTTGATGTAAGTTATATCTCATATAATTTAGGAGAAACAGTTTCTGGAATAGGTAGTCTTTCTCTTGGCAATATTGTAAAAGTTGAATCCTCTAGTGTTTTAATTCCATCAGGAACGAGTGGAGAGACTACTATTGTTGGAATTGCCTCAACATATACTTCATCTAAAGTTTTGATTGGGATATCTGCTGTAGATCAGAGTTATCATGAAATTGAAGAAATATCAATCGTCCATGATGGCACTAATATTGGAATTCTAAATTATGGCCAAGTGACAAGTGAAGACTTAAATACATCATCGACAACAGGATTAGGAAGCTATGATGCTAGTTTTTCGGGATCAAATCTCAACTTAAAGTTCACTCCGTATGTTGGAGTGGGAGTTTCTTACGTTATTAATTCAATAAGTGTTTCAATAGGAAATACACTCTCGTCTACAACAGGTATTAGCAGCATATCAACAAATCAATTAAAATCCTCGTATACTTCTATTGCGTCTAGCACATCACCAACACAAAATACTATATGCGAATACAATAGATCAGTTTTTAATTCTGCATATTATGTTGTATCAGTAACAGATACAACAAATAACAGAACACAACTTTCTGAAGTAATTCTTATTAATGATAATAGTAATGTTTTTATTACCGAATTTGGTAAGATCTTTACTGATGATGAATTGGGAAGTATAACTGCAGGAATTTCTGGTGACAATATTCAACTTTATTTTACTCCGATAGAAAATATTTCAACACAAGTCAGAGTTTTCGAAAATATACTTGGAGTTATAGACTTATATCCAGAAAGTCCTATTGATCTTAATAGTTCTTCTATTGGATCAAAACTTTCAAATTACACTTCTGCTTTTTCAGAAATTAAGAGAACTTTTGATCTTAGAAGCAAAAGGTTACCTATTTTCGAAAGGGGATTTGAGGGGAATAACCCATCAATTGTTGATATTGACAAAAATACTATTAGGATACCCAATCACTTTTTCGTAACGGGTGAAGAAATTTCTTACACCTATAGTCTAACCTCTGGGCCTATTGGAATTGCTTCTACAACTTTTGTTGGTATCGGAACAACTGACAAACTTCCATCATCAGTATATGTGATTAAAGTCAATGAGTTGGATATTAAACTTGCATCGAGCGCAGAGAATGCATTAAAATCTTTCCCAATTGAATTGGACATTACTACAGTTGGTATTGGATCTTTACACAAATTCGTTTCAAAAAATCAAAATTCAAAAGTTCTTATTTCTATAGACAACGTAATTCAATCACCAATTGTTTCAACTGCAGTGACTGCAAACGCAATCAATGAAGTTTTGATCTCAGATGATGTCATTTCCCTCTCTGGAATAACTTCTATTTTTGGTGGAGATCTTTTAAAAGTTGGAGATGAAATTACTAGAGTAAAAACAGTTGGATTTGGTAGTACTAACGCAATTTTAGTTGATAGGGGTTGGATGGGTACTGGAATTTCATCACATTCACAGTATTCTCTAGTAACCAAATTATTTGGTGATTATAATATAGTAAACAACAGTATTAATTTTATAACAGCCCCATATGGACCCGTTCCCATAGGAACTACATCTAGTAGGCCAGATGAAAAAGATTGGATAGGAATTACAACCAACTCATCTTTCAGTGGAAGAGTCTTCCTAAGATCTGGAATAAAAGATACTTCACTAGAACCATATTCTAAAAATTACATATTTGATGACATATCCGAATCTTTCACAGGTATTAGATCGGAATTTAGACTAAAATCAAATAAAAATGATGTATCTGGAATATCCGAAGGTAATTCTATTGTATTAATAAATCAAGTATTACAAGGTCCTCAAAGAAATACTTTCCCAATATCAATTGTTGGAAATTATGCACTTAAAGAAAGTGCAGGTATAACAACCATACAGTTTGTGGGTAATCCCATAACTGCGCCACATGACTACAATACCTCAAATATTCCCGTTGGTGGATCTATAGTATCTGTGGCATCTTCAAAGGGATTTGGTTATCAACCATTAGTTGCTGCAGCGGGAACAGCAATTGTATCACTATCAGGAACAATACAGTCTATCAGTATCGGTAATAGTGGTTCTGGATATAGATCTGGTGTTCAGCAGATTATTAATGTTGGAGTATTTACTTCAAGTACAGAGACTCCAAATATTGAATTTATTGGAACTGCATCTGTAGTAGGTGGAAATGTCGTAAGTATTGCAATAACAAATCCCGGAACTGGATATACTTTCACAAATCCACCTATTGTTGTTTTTGATGATCCATTTTCATATACAAATATACCATTAGTTTATAGTAATTCTTCACCTCTAGGTGTTGGTGTAGGAACTCAGGCAACTATCAGCATCGTTGTTGGACAAGGTTCTAGTATAATAGATTTTGAAATTAAAGATCTTGGATATGGATATGGTCAAGGTGAAATACTAACGGTTGGTATTGGTGGTACAGTGGGAATTCCAACAAATTCTTCACTGCCATTTGAAGAATTTAAGATCATTATAGAAAAAACACAATCTGACATATTCTCTAGTTGGATTTTTGGAGACTTACAAGTTCTTGATGAAATCGAATCTCTCTTCGACGGAAATAGAGTTTCTTTCCCAATTACGTTTAATGGTGAACAAAAATCAATAAAAGCAAAATCAGGTTCTTTAATTGACGTAGAATCTACATTAATAATCTTCTTAAATGATATTCTTCAAGTTCCTGGTCAGGGTTATATATTTAAAGGTGGTAGTAATTTGACATTTACAGAGCCACCAAAAAGTGGGGACACCTGCAAAATTTTATTCTATAAAGGAACAGGAAATGTTGACGTATTAGATGTTGATGTTTTGGAATCTATAAAAATTGGAGATAGTGTAGATATTCATGATGATAAGATAGAATTGAGAGAGGATGAAAGAACTGTAACAGATATATTGGCAATAGATGTAATCAAGACGAATAATTATCCCGGTCCAGGAATAACTTTAGATGAAAATCTAAAGAGACCTATAACTTGGTGCAGACAAACTGAGGATGTATTTATTGAAGGTAAAGAAATTACTAAAGATAGAGTTATTAATGAACCAATAATTTATCCTACATCAAATATAATAAAAAGTGTTGGTATTGGATCTACAGTGATATATGTAGAAAGTGTGAAGACTTTCTTTGACAATGAAACGGAAAATACAACGAACAGCTACATATCTGATCTTGAGATATTATCTCAAGATCCTGTAGTATCTGCTTCTGCGACTGCAATTGTTGCCCCTAGTGGAGGAATAGCTTCAATTTTGGTCATTGATGGAGGAGTTGGATATACAACTGCACCAACAGTTTCTGTATCAAATCCAGTTGGATTTGGCACTACTACTGTTGTAACAGCGTCATCTACAATTTCTGTGGGTGGTACAGTTTCTAATATTAATATAGTTTCTTCAGGAATTGGTTATGATGAAAAAAATCCACCTAGTGTATTGATAGAACCCCCACTCTTTAAAAGAGAACCAATGGTCAATGTGACCTATAGTGGTGATTTTGGTTATATTGTTGGATCTGGAAAGACAAATATTGGAGTTGGATCTACCGGAATAACTTTAGATCTTTTTATTCCTACAGATTCATATTTAAGACAATCATCTATTGTTGGTTCTGCAATAACTGTTCCTAGCATAAAAACTGGAGATTATTTTGTGGTTAAAGGTTCAAATATTGGATTTGGTATAACATCTTTATACTCAGATAATTCAATAATTGGAATAGGAACTGAAAATATAGATAATGTATTTGAGGTTTTATCTTCAACTATTCTCAGAAGAGTTATTTTAGGCATCGGCGTTACTTATGTAACAAGAGTAACTACAAATGTTTCTGATTTGAATGGATACGATTTTGATCAACATTTTACAGATGAAAATATAACAGGAACTTTTGACTCTGAAGCGACAACATTTGATGATACCGATTTTACTTTTGACTATCAAATTGTTTTCTCTCCTTCAGCTACTCCACGTTATTATGGTACTTATAGTTGGGGTAAAATTGTTGGTAGTAGAATACAAAATTCAACATCCTTTGACGCATATACTCTAAATGGAGTAAGTGGTTTGTCTACATCGGCAATAGTCACTAGAAAAAATCCACTTAGATATACGAATTATTCAACATAAATACTAATTGTAAATGAATAATTAGCAGAAAATGTCTAAATTGGGTATTAATACAGGGTTTGTCGCTAATGATGGTACCGGAGATACTCTAAGAACCGGTGCCATCAAAATTAATTCCAATTTTGATGAAGTTTATAATGCATTAGGAGATGGTTCCAATATACTAGTTGGTTTTGGTAAAACTGTTATTTCTATAGGGACAACTTCATATAATGTTGGTATTGGGTCAACAATTCCTAGAGAAAAACTAGATATTACTGGAAACCTTTATGTAAGTGGCATAATAACTGCTAGTAAACTATCAGCAAATCTAGAAGGAAATATTTACTCGACGGGTATTGTTACGTCTTCTGGATATTATATTGGGACTGATCAAGTAATTGACTCAAATAGAGAACTTAAAAATATTTTATCTTTAGATAGTATAACTAAAACAACAATTGAAAATTCTATAAAATTAGACCCAAATGATTTCGATTCCTTAAATGTTTCTGGTATAACAACGTTAGGAACTGGAGTTGGATCTACCGCATTATTCGTGAATGGATCTTTGTTGGTAGGAAATACCTCAAGATTTTTGAAGGATGCAACTTTTGTTGAAAATTTAGAAGTCCAAAATAATTCTAATATTATAGGTGTAATAACAGCTACAACATTTAATGGGCAAATAAATGCTGGGGTATCAACTTTAGGGATTACTACATTTACAGATACGGTAAGTTTTGGATCTTCAGTATACTTTGGAGATAGCGATAAGTTATATTTTGGTGATGGACAGGATTTAGAAATTTATCATAATACAACAAATAGTATTATTGAGAATAAAACAGGAAATCTTTATTTAAAAACTACAAATGGTTCAATTAATCTTGAACATAATGGATCAAACAAGTTAGAAACAACTGGGTATGGCGTAACTGTTTTTGGAATTTTAAATCAGCAAGGTTTTTATTCTTCTGGAATTTCTACAATATATGTTAATGGAGTTGGTAATGCACTAGTTGTTCAAGATAATACAAATCCGAGTGTAACACCATTTGTAGTTGGTACAGCAGGATCTGTTGGTATTAAAACATCTTTAGCAAATTACCCATTACAAGTTGGTTCTGTATATACAAAATCAATTAATGCAAGAATTTATGGTGCATTTAGATCTGATAAAGTAATAGGAATACATACTATGACGGTTCCTATTGGCAATTATGGGGGATTTTCTCCAACAATAGATTCTTTTGGAATACCAACTGATCTTATATTCGATTGTTTATATGAACCAGCAGGACAGGTTTATCCTGTAGATTATGGTAGTTTATCATAAATAGAAAAAAAGATTAAGGAAGATGCCTACACAAGTACAATTTAGAAGGGGAACAAAAGACCAAAATGCATCATTTACTGGTGCTGAAGGCGAAATAACTATTAATAATGAATCAAAATCAATTAGAGTTCATGATGGTTCTACCCTAGGTGGTTTTGAGTTAGCCAGAGCTGACATGACTAATGTTGGAATAGGAACAACATTAACAGTATCTACGGTAAATTCCACTAATATAAACGTTTCTGGAACTACAACTACAACGAATTTTCTTTCCTCTGGAATTTCTACAGTAAATAATTTATCAGTTACTGGATTTTCAACCTTTACTGGTTTGATTGATTCTAATGGTGGTTTAGATGTTTCTGGTGGTTCTAATTTAGATTCTCTAAGAGTTTCTGGAATTTCAACATTTACCAGCGGACCTATTTTTGTTGGAACTGCATCATCAACAGGAACTGCTTCACAACCACTTCAAGTAACTGGTGGTGCTTATGTAAGTTCTAATATTGGAATTGGAACTACAAATCCAACATCAATTTTACATGTTGTTGGTGACACTTTAGTAATTGGTGTTTCCACTTTTGCAGGGATTACAACAGTTTCTGGAGAAACTTTATTTACTAATCAATTAGCAGTTTCTGGAGTTTCCACATTAAATGGCAATGTTAATATTCAAAATAGTTTATTAGTTTCTGGTATTTCAACACTTTCTAATGTTGTTGTAAATAGTGGAATAGTAACATCTTCAAGTGGAATTGTTACTTACTATGGAGACGTTTCAAATACCATAAGTGGGAGATGGACAGTTACTGGTACTGGCTCACCTCACAATTTTATTCTTTCTGGAATTGGTCTTACTGAACCAACGGCAGATCCCATACTTTATTTGTTGAGAGGACAGTCTTATCAATTCATAAACAATTGCGGGACTGGTGAAG